AGCTGTGGCGATTCGGGCTACCGAAGACATTCAATCGAAGCGTTTCAGCGTCATCTATCGGGCGTATGAGGAAGCCTTTGTTTCGCTGGCGCGTCACACCATTGCGTGCGTGCGTGAGCTCGCGCAGACGGTCACGGATTTCTCGTCGAAGTGGACCGGCAAGGGTTTCATGCGGACCATCAAGTGGTCCGACGTTGACCTTGAGGACGACCGCTATGTCATCCAAATCTACCCGGTTGGCGAGGTGAAGAACACGCCGGCAGATCGTTTGCAGCTGATTCAAGAGCTCAACGCAGCGGGCAAGGTGAGCGACGACGCCCTGCTGCAGACCATCCAGTACCTCGACTCCGCGAAGGAGCTCGAGAGCGTGTCGCGGCAACGTGAGCTGGTCGAGAGCTACATCGACCAATGGCTCGACGCGACAGAAGAAGCCCAGCAAGCGGGCACCTTCCGCTATCGGCCGCCGATTCCGTGGATGCCCTCGCTCCCCGATGCATTGGTGCAAGTTGCGCAGGCGTACCTCGAGGCCGAGATGGATGAGGTCCCCGACTTCAACAAGGACTTCTTCTTGCGCTTCATGCAGGAGCTCGATCTCGAAATCCAAAGCAAGGAGCAGCGTGCCGCGCAGAACGCTGCCGGGAAATCGCTGCCTGTTTCTCCGAGCGGCCAGAGCATGGGCTCCGACTCGATGCCCCTCCCGCCCCCAATGCCGCCCGCCGGTGGCCCGCCTCCACTCCAATTGGTGCAATGATGCCTGACGACGATACCAGCGTTTCGACCGAGACCAGTGCAGCGCCTGTCGCTGCGGCAGCGCCGGCTGCCGCCAAGCAATCGGGTGGAGGCATCAAGTCCGCGAACGAAGTGATCGAAAAGGTACTCGCGACGCTCCCGAGCGATCCGGACGACGCCGAGGAAGAGCAATCGGAAAAGCCTGCTGCCAAGCCCGCAGACAAGAAGCCGCGCGCGCGCCGCGTCGAAAACCTCGAGGCAAAAGCCGTCGAGAAAGCGGCGGCAGAGGCCGAGCCCGCGGCGCCACCGGATGACGCCGCGATCCTGGCGAAGGCACACTACCACCTGAAGCACGGCGACATTGCCAAATTCATCGACGTGGTAGCCGGCGACTTCAAGCTCGACGGCTTGGCGGACGGCGTACGCGAGGCGTTGGGGCGCAAACTGGGCGTGAGCTCTGCGCAGTGGGAAAAGCTGCGCAAGCACGAAGCGGGCGCCAAACGGGCGCTTGCCGCACGTGAGCAAGAAGTCAGCGGCGTAATCGAGCGGCTCAAGGCTGAGTACGCGCCATTTCACCAGGCTCGCAAAGCCTACGAAGCGGGCGACTATGACGCCGCGTTCAAGGCCGCTTTCGGTGAGGACGCCGCTGAGTATCAGCGCAAGGTCATTGGACAGCGCGTCGGCAAGAACCCCGAGGTGGAAAAACTGCGCGCAGAGCTCGAGCAGGAGCGGGCCGAGCGTCGCCAGCGTGAGCAGGCCGAAGCCGAGGCGCGCGCCGAAGCTGAGCAGACGCGTGCCGTGCAGGATTACCTGGTGAACCTGCAGGAGCAGTGCGCCGAATCGGAGGACCAAGCGATCCGCAAGTTCTCCGCGCGCCCAGCGTTCATCCAGCGCATCTATGCAATTCAGCGCGCCAGCTACGACCCGCGCGCGAACACGGTCATGCCGCTCTCTCACGCGGCAGAGATGGCGCGTGACGAGATTTTGAACTCCATCAAGGCGTGGAGTGTTGAAGACGAACAGACCGGGGCTACCCCCGCGAATGCTGCCCGGGCCAGTGCACTGCCCGCGAAACCGCCTGTCGCGAAAGCGCCAGCGCGAGCTCTCAAGCAATCGCAAGCCGCAGAGGCAACCGGGGCGCCCGTGAAGCTGACTCCAGAGCAAGTGCGCGCAAAGTATCAGCGCATGATGGAAGCTTCGCCCGCCGACTGAAGCCGCTGGCGGCCAGGGACGTTTCCCATGGCCTCAACCATTACTCAGTTCGACGCGTTTCTAAAAGACTACTACACCAAAGACAAAATCGACGATTTGACGAAGAAAGACCGCCCTTTCTTCGGCATGGTCAAGCGCGAGGAAGACCTCGGCGGCGACCAGTACATCCATCCGTTCATTTTCCAAAACCCGCAAGGCTTTGGCGCCACGCTGGCGAAAGCGCAGCAGGGCTCGCAGCAGGGCAGCGGCAACGGCAACATCCAGGGCCGCAAATGGAAGGTTGCGTACGGCGATTACTCAGCGTCCGTCGAAATCGGCGACAAGGTTATCAAGGCCTCGCGTTCGAACGTCGGCGCGTTTCTTCGCGACCAAGAGACTGAAATCAACGGTCTGTACAACGGCTTCGGAGACACGTTCTCCACCTACCTGTACAGCAACGGCGGTCAGGCCCTCGGCTCCGCTACCATCGCTGCAGGCGTGCTCACGCTCGTCAACGCAGATGACGTAGTGAACTTCGAGGTCGGGCAGATTCTCGTCCCGTCCGTCAATGATGGCTCTGACCCGGCGCACATTCTGATCGCGGGCGCTGGTCAGGGCTTCGTCATCGCCGTCAACCGCAACGCCGGCACGGTCACGGTGTCGACGACTTCGGGCGGCGCGGCGGGTACTCCGGCCAACTGGGCAGGCACCATGTTCCTGTTCCGAGATGGCGATTTCGGTGGCTCCGGTGCCACGCGCATCCTGCTCGGATTGGGCGCGTGGATTCCGGCATCGGACCCGACCTCGACCACGTTCGAGAATATCAACCGCACGGTTGATGTCGCGCGCATGTCGGGCATTCGTCTGACCACTGCCGAAATCACCGGACTCACGCTCGAGCAGCGGCTCAAGCGCCTCGTGACGCGCATGCGCGGCCGCAACTTCGGGCCTGGGCCGGATGCCGTATTCCTCAACCCCGAGAAGTGGCAGAACGTCGCCGATACCCTCGAATCTCGCGGATACCGCGAAATCGGGAAGGACGCGGAGTTCGGTTACGAGAATCTGAGCTTCAAAGCGGGTGGCAAGACGGTGAAGCTCTACGCCGACCCGTTCTGCCCGGTAAACAAGGCATTCGCGCTGAAGATGGACACCGTGAAGCTGGATGGCCTCAGCAACATTCCCGAGGTGGTCAATGGTGACGGCCTCGAAATGCTGCGCAAGGTAGCGAGCAACGATTACGAGTACCGCTTGGTCGCTTACCCAGCGTTCGTCGTCGCGGCTCCTGGCTTCTGCGGCACCGTGTCGACGGTGTGAGGTTAGCCAATGAGTACCGTTGCAGGCGAAGCCGTCAACTACAACGCCAAGTCAGGCAAGCGCGATCGCGTCGAATTGCAGATGCGTGCAACCGTCACCGGCGGTGCCGGTGCGATCGCATCGCCCCTGACTGCGCAGGACGACCCGGGCATGACCGTCACTCGTGGCGGTTCGGCCGGGCTGTACAACATCACGTTCCCGGCAAGCGCGGATGCGCTCTGCATGGGTGACGTGATGCTCATCTCGCCGGCTGGCACCGTGAAGGGTTTCTATTGGACGGCGCTCAATGCCTCCGCTGGCACGGCCTCCTTCCAGACGACCAATGCGGCGGGCGCAGCCACCGATCCGGCAGCTGCCGACTCGATGGTGATTCAGCTGTTTTTGAGCCGGATGCGGGACCTCTGATGCCAGGCGCGAATGAGAAAAAGCCGGCGGTCGACCTCGCGATCGTCATGGGCGGACCCAAGGGCAAAGCGCCGATGGGCGAGCCCGATGGCGACGAGCGCGAGGAGTCCGATGGAGACGAGCTGCCGCCCGGATTCGAGGCAGCTTTTGCCGAAGCCTTCCCGGAGTCGGCTGGAGACACCGAGCGGATGCAGGCGGTCAAGCGCCTGATTCATCTTTGCGCCGGAAGCTACTGACGGAGTGATGCAACGTGGCCCGAACTAGAACCTTGCTGCAGATGCGAACCGACCTGCGATGGCAGGCCGATCAGCTTGGGGCCACGTTGCGCCACGATGACACGTCGCTCAGTCGCATCATCAATCAGAGCATCCAACGTTGGCGCGAATGGGTGAGCGAGCAGGGCAGCCCGCTCTACCTGACGCCGCACGCTGGCACGCTGACGGTCGGTCCAACGGCGCCTTACGCATTCGGAACCATCGACTTTTCAGCATGGGTTCCGACGCCGGTGCACATCTACCTAATGGAGGTGACTGTAAACGGGCAGGTGCTCGATGTGCCGCAAATTCCCTTCGAGCAACGCAATCAGTACCAGGGCATTTTCGGGCCTACCCCAACGGGTTCAACCCAGAGCATCCCGGTGGGGTTCATTCGATTCAACAACACGCTCGGCATCGTGCCGCCTCCACAATCGGCATACCCGTACGTCGTTTGGTACATGGGCCTCGGCGCTGATCTGGTTGCCGATGGCGACACGTTCGACGGCATCACCGGCTGGGAAGAGTGGCTCACCTGGGACTGCCTCATCAAGATTCTGATTCGCGATCACGACCAAGGCGCATACGCGACGGCGACGGCCGAGCGTGATCGCCTGCAAGCCGATTTCCAGCAACGGTTACGCCAGGATCGCCCGAGCGTGGCAAAGCGATACGACATGCGGGGCATGCGCAATCGAAGGACGATGCTGTGACTCTCGCGCACATCAATAGTTTTGACACCGACAATCCGCGGAAGCTTTCGCGGCAGCTGTCCGACTTCGAGGATAGGGTAGCCGCAGAGCTAGAGCGCGTACGCGTCGCTTCGGCTCCGGTGCTCCGCGTGGCCAGCTTCATGGCTACCGCATCGCGCGGAGTTGTGGCTCTGATGCCCGACCAGCAGCTGGCCATTGATACCAGCATCGCCAATGGGTCTGCTGTTCTGCCGGCGCTCGACCCGAGCAACTTTGGGCGGAGGTTCGCGCTCATCAAGCGCTCTGGAGCAAACACCATAACGGTAAGCTGCCAGGACCCGACGGTGTTGTGTAACGGCGGGGCATTTCCCGTGCTCGCCGCGATTGGGCTGACCGTTTTCTACTGCGATGCATCGGGGTACTACCGATGACAGAATTGCTCCCGATCGTCTTCGCGCGTGGGCAAAATGAAAGCGTAGATCCGCGGCTCGCAGCGGCGGATGTGCACGTGAGCGTACAGAACATCCGGTGGCGGAAAGATGGCCGCCCAGCGAAGAAATACGGGCTGACCGCGGTCACCACTTCCGGCCTTGCCGCCAGCGGATTCAATACGCAACCGGTGAACGCAATCACTCAATGGAACGGCACGCCGGTGCTTGCCATCGGGTCATGTGTCCGCCAGCTATACTCAGCAGGTTGGACCGCGCAGCAGGCGCCCAATGACAGCGAGTTGTCACACTTTGGGCCAGGCGAGCGTGACATCGTGGCGCGCGACGAGAGCTCGACCATCTCGAACCCATCCAGCGCATCTCTCGGCGGCGTAACGCTGCATGTCTGGGACAATGGGACAAACCTCTACTACTCGGTGAAGAACCTTGATGGGGCAGTGCTCGCTACGCCTCGGTTTCTGTTCGCTGGAACCTTCGCCCGGTGCATCGTCACAACCACGTACATCTACGTTCTGAGCAAGAACGGCACCACGCTCGATCTGCGCGTGTTCGACCCAACGACGCTCACCTTCACCGCGGGCGGGTCACCGGGGACGCTCGACTCTGGGAATAGCTACTTCGATGCCTGTGGGCGCGGAAGCGATTTCGTCATCATCTATCAGTCGACGGCAGTACTTGCGACGCTGAAGCTATTCACGGCTGTGCTGGTCCCGGTGCTGACCCAAGCGCAGACGGTTGGCATCACCGCCTCACCAACCAAGCTGGGTGTGGCCGGCAGCTCCGCTAGCCTCATTTTTGCGGCCGCCGTAGAGCCCGCCGGGCGCGTCGTAGTCTGGTCGTTTAACAACGGGCTCACGGCAAATCTCGGCGGTACTAGCCCGGAGACAGACGCAAACAACAACGCCCAACCTGGGCTGGTGTTGGACAGCGTCTCGACCGCAGTCATCACCTGGGGCGGGTTCGTGCTTGCTGGCGAGTCGAGCTACATGCGCACGTGCCGCGTCAACAACGTGGCGGTAGTTACTACATCCATCGCTACATTCTACGGCGTCTCGCCAGTATCGAAGCCTTTCATCGGCCCGGCATACTCTGCGCTGACCGCTGAAATCGACGGGCCATACGTTTGGGTGGCGACCCACAACGCCGACAACGGGTCCACGAAATGGGACTCGCAGCGCGCCTACCTGCTGGTCAAGTTCCACCCGAACCCATCGCGCCCACTGCGTCGGCAAATGCATGTGCCGAACGCGATTCCGAGCGTCACATCAAACTTGCATCTGTCGGATGTGCTCGCGCTCGGGACTGGCTACGGATACTTGACATCGCTGCTCAATGCTGTCCGATTCGGAGGAAATCAGA